CGTGTACCATCTATAACCTCCTCATAGGTTATTCTGTTCGTGGAACCAAACATTCCAGCGTATTCCCAAACTATACTCTTTTCTCCAATTTTGTCAAGGATAGAATTTTCTATAGATTTAGCATTATCTTCTGCTTCTACTTCAAAAGAAGCAGTATGATCGTATGCCCATATTTTTACTAGGAAATTTCTCATATTCTCACCATTATTAGTAAATTGTGGCGGAACTATGTTCCGCCACAAAATTAGTTTAGATTCTACGCACCTTCAACGCCGTAGATACCTCTAAAGTCAGAACATCCGAAGACGTATCTTTCTCTAGCTTTGTATCTAACGTTACCAGTATCGAAATCACCTTCCATTGAAGTTGTCAATGGAGTTCT